ATGAGGCGAACGGAAAGCCCGGATCGGCATCTGCAAAAGAGGGACGACGGTGGCTACCGGTATGTTCGGCGTGTACCCGCGCGCGCGCTTCTGGCCCTGCGTCGACATGAGCCGGAATATCCGGAGACTGTAAGGCGGTCGCTCGATACGCACGATATCGCGGCTGCGCGCGCCAAGCGCGATGCGATGGAAATTGCTGACGATGATTATTGGGCGCAGGCCGTGGCAGGCGACCGGCCTGCGCTGGAGGCGTACGAACGGGCGATCGTGCGCGCCAGGTCATTGAAGGTGGAGTATCGGCCGGCAGCCGATCTGGCGCGCGATCTGACGGTCGACGAGCTGCTGGCACGCGTCGCCATGATTGCCGGACCACAGGATCGAGTTACGGCTGATGCTGTGTTGGGTGCTGCTGGCGTCGGGACAACCTCTCTCGACGACGCCTTCACGGTCTTCGAGACGAAGATCCGCAAGAAGAAGCTGGCTCGCAAATCGCCACTCCAGCGCCAGAAGTGGCGTCAACTCAAGCAGCGCGGGATCAGCAATTTCAAAGCTGTTTCCGGCGATATCGCGATCGAGGCCATCACCAGGTCTGATGCAATCAAATTCTATGAGTGGTGGCTGGCACGTGTAGTGCCGGATGACAGCAAAACGAAACCCCTGTCGGCGTCGGCCGGAAACAAGGACCTCGACTCGATGCGGGCGCTGTACCGCGAATATATGGGCTACATGGGGCACGAGACCGCAGCCCGTCTGAATCCTTTCGCAGGGCTGCATTTCGAAGATCGTTCGCAGAACACGCGCCCCGCCATCTCGGAAGCCTGGATACGAAACAAGATCATCGCGCCTGGCGCACTGGACGGGCTCAACACCGAGGCGCGACTGGCGGTTCTGGCGTCCATCAATACGGGCGCGCGGCCGTCCGAGATCGTCAACCTGCCGCCGTCTCACATCGTGCTGGATGGCCCGATACCCTATATCGACATCAAGGAAACGGCGAACCGCGAACTGAAGGTTGTCGAGACAGCCAGACGCATCCCGCTTGCCGGCGTTTCACTTGAAGCCTTCCGGCAGGCGAGTGGCGGGTTTCCGCGCTACCGCGACCGGGACACATTGTCAGCGCTGGTCAACAAGTTCTTCAGGACGAACCACCTGTTCGAGACGGAAGGGAATTCGCTCTACTCGTTCCGGCACAGTTTCGAAGCCAGGCTAAAACTCGCCGAGGTCGACGAGGAATTGCGGCGCTACCTGCTCGGGCATTCGATCAAGCGGCCGAAGTACGGCTATAGCGAGGATCTTCAGTGGTCCGTGGCGGCAATCGCGAAGGTCGCGATCTGACGCCGGCACGGGCGAGCGCGCGATCGAGGCGATCGTCGAGGCTGGCCATGGTTTCGCGCTCGCGCTCAAGCCGCTCGAAAATAGGCAAGTAGGCAAGGCCATGTTCGCCCTGGGCGCGCATCAGGAGCGCGAGCTTGGCGAGGGCTTCGTCAAGCTCGTCGATCGTGGCGGCGTGAGGCGAGGCGTTGGTCACTTTGGCGCCTTACCTGTCTTGCGCCGTCGCTTTTGCGGCCGACGCCGGCCGTTGGCTTCCTCGCGGCGGATGGCGTTGCGCTTCTGCGTGACCAGTTCGGTATGCTCGGGGTCCGGATTGACGCAAAGGCGGTTCCGGCACTTGTGATCCACCTGCTTCTTGCCGGGGATGTAGCCGTGCGCATTCGTCCACATGACGAGATGCACGGCAACTGTCTGCCCCCCCAAGGACATGCGGGGATAGCCCCTGCCGCGTCCGGTTTCGCCGGAGGTCGGTCCGGTCCAAAGCCAGCAGCCGGTCACGGGGTCGATTTCGATCCGGGCCATGACCTTGGCCTCGATGTCGGCGCGGCGATCGAGTTTCACGGTTGCGCCTCTTTCGCTAAGGCGGCGCGCATGGCCGTCACAATCTCAGCCGCTGTTTTCCCAACATCAGTCGGCGAGAATCTCCATCCTTTGGATTTTAGCCACGCCTCTGCGATACGCAGCGCTTCAGCCTGGGTGCGGTCTTCGCTGGGCTTAGCCATGGCGCGCACCTTGCTGCACGGCGTCCAGCTTGTCGGCAAACTCGCGGAAATGCTGCACGACGAGAGATAGTGGCATGGTGGTCATTTCGGCCGCATTGCGTTTGCAGGAAGATGCGTATGTGAAGATCAGGCCCTCACGATCCGCGCCCACCGCCTTCTCTGAGGCGGGGACGGCAGGCAACGGCGAATGTTTAGGCTTTGCTGCCTGCTTTGCCCTGATCTGCTCAACCTTCGTCCAGATGCGCTCAAGTTCGGTTTCGCCGGCTGCGTGCATGTCGAGGCTATGCGCGAGGCAGTAGGCCGCGAGTGTGACCTCGACGCCGCCAACTTCCTGCGATGGCTCGCCTGCATCGCGAGACCACACGTAATCGCGCAGTGGCAGCACGCGAGCTGGATCGTAGCCGCCCGATTGCAGTAGTTCGAAAACCTCCTCAAGGAGTCTGTCGCCCCGCTCGACGCGATCCGCGCTGATCTCTTCGCCGAAGCAAGCCAGCATCCACGGCTGAACACGCTGCTGGAAGGTCTCCGCCACCGCCTGCGGCTCTATCGCTGCTAGGATGCGGGCTTCGTATTTCGCGATGGCGTCGAGAGCACGATCAAGCTTGTCTTCGCCTTCCTCACGGGAACTTTCGTCTTGACCGTAGCCGGGCGTTTTCATCGCATGTTCGAAAACCGGCACCAGTTCGGACAGGGCGGCATGGAGGCTCCCGGCCTGTGCGGCTATATCGGCGGTGTTAGGCATCACCCCCTCCATTCCGGAGCGAACGGGATTTCGTCATCCAGTTCCCGATTGCCGCCGCCGAAGCTGCCGCCACCACCGCCGAACCGCGACTGCTGGTCGCGTGCGCGGTTCTCGATCTGGCGTCGCTGGTCGGCGTCGCGCGTTGTGCCGTAGTCTTCAGGATCGTCGGATGACGGCGGGCGATTGGACGCCTTTTCGAGGATCTGCAGTTCGCCCCGGAAACGGTTCAGGACCACTTCGGTCGAGTATCGCTCGATCCCGTCCTGGCCGGTCCACTTGCGTGTCTGCTGCTGGCCTTCGATGTAGACCTTCATGCCCTTCTTCAGGTACTGCTCGGCGACCTTGGCGATCTGTTCGTTGAACACGACCACGGAATGCCACTCGGTCTTTTCCTTGCGCTCGCCGCTATCCTTGTCGCGCCAGCTTTCGGATGTAGCCAGGCGAAAGGACACGATCAGCTGATCGGACTGCGTGCGGCGCACGTCGGGCTCGGCACCGAGGTTGCCGACGAGAATGACTTTGTTGACTGATCCGGCCATTACGGTTCGATCCCCATTGCGGTCAGGGTGGAATTGATGGTGGCGATCTGCTGGTCGAGTGAGGCTTTGACATCGCCGACGATGCCGCCGAGATAGGCGGTCGACAGTGACACGGCGCCGGCCGAAGCGCCGTCACCGACCATCAGTCGCACCGGCTCGCTGTCGAGGCGGGAGCGCATGGCCATGGCGGCCTTGCGTTCCTCGAATAGCTTCAGTGCGCGGTTGATGTCCTGATGGTTCAGCATCAGGCCATTCCCAATGCGGCCTTGTAGAGGTCGAGGATCGTTTCCTCTTCATGGCGTTCGGCCTGATCCTTCTTGCGCAAGGCGACAATTGCGCGGATGGCCTTGGTATCGAAGCCGGTGCCCTTCGCCTCGGCGTAGACATCCTTGATGTCGTCACCGATGGTCTTCTTCTCTTCCTCCAGGCGCTCGATGCGCTCGATGAGTGCGCGCAGCTGGCCAGCGGCGACCGTCTGGCTGGTCTCGGTGATTTCGTCGGACATGAAAAACTCCTTTAGAAGCGACGTGGGCCGATCAGGAAGGTCGCGCCTTCGCTGCCGACGACGTGGAAGAACCGGCCGATTTCGGGCGGCATGTGGATGGCGATTTCCTTAGACCGCGCGGCGTCGATCGCGTCGCGCAGGTAATGGGCGGCAAAGGCGACTTCGGAACCGGCCGGCGTCGAGCCGGTGTCGGCGTCCACCAGGTCTTCGGCGTCGCCATTGTCGCCGCGTCCGAAGAGTTCGATGGCGTCGTCGCGCACCGTCATCCTGATGGTTCGGATGGCTTCACGCTTGCCCTTGCCGTCCGTCTTCGGCGCGACAAGCAGGCCGTCGATCGCGCGCTGCATTGCCTCGGCCGAGACGCGAACGATGAGGTCGCTCAACTCCGGCAGCATGCCGGGATAGTCGAAGAAGGTGGCGTCGATCAGCTTCGAGACGATGCGAATGCGCTGGGCCTCGATCGTGATAGTGTTTTCGTTGCCGGAAACGGTGATGCCGCTTTCGTCGCCGCCGAAGATGCGCAGCACTTCCTTGACTGTCTTCGGCGGGATGATCACGCCTGGCAGGCTGCCGTCGCGCGTCGGAAATTCGCCGGTCATCTCGGGATCGTCCATGTCGACGATATGGATGTGGTAGCCGTCCGCCGCGATGACGCGCAGCTGGCCGTCGAATTGGTGCAGGAACGGGCCATGCAGCATGGTGCGGTTCAGGTCTGTGCTGACCGCCCTTTCGGTGCGGGACAGCACGTCGCACAACTCGTGCGCCAGCAGCTTGATTGACCAGCTTGCCTCGCGGCCATGCAGGTGCGGGAACATGTCGGCAGGCAGGATCGCCTGCGTGAGTCGCGCCTTGCCGTGACGGGCGGTGACGTTGCGCAGGTCCTCGTCGAATTCCAGCGTGCCGGTTTCGTCGCCCTTGCCGGCGCGCAGGATGAAGAATTCGAGGATCGAGCGCGGGATCGCGGTGCTGACCTCGGCGTCGGCTTTGCACTCGACGATGACGCGGGCCTCAACATCCATATCCGACATGGTCAATTTCAGCGAGGTCCGGTCGGCGTCGAGCAGGGCGTGGTCGAGGATCTCGAAATCCCTCGATCCGGCCGGCACGTTACGAATGGCCTTGGCTGCTTCGGCGAAGGCGGAAGCGTTGAAGGAGATCATAGCGAGAGGCTTCCCTGTCCGGAGTGAATTTGCGCCAGCATCTTGGCGGCGGCAGGCGACATGAAGCCTTGGTCTGGAACCATGGATTGGAGCAGGGCCAAGGCCTCGTCGACGCGGCATTCTGCTATGAGGCGCTGTAAGCGCTCGGCGTCTGTTCGGAAGTCACCGATCCAATCTGGCTCGTATTCTTCAGGCAACCGGCCGAGAGCATGTGCTCGCTCAACCATGAGGTCGAGAAGGATCGTCCCGCGTTCAGTCAGTTGCCACTCATCGTTGATGAGCTTTGCGGTGCGATCTTCGAGAGACTCGAGAAGCTCGCTTGCCGCAGTGCCGTTGACAAGCAAGGCAAACAGCTTCGCGCTTGCCACGCTGTCAAGAATATCGACGAAGTCGGTCGCGTTAACGCCCATCACATCCTCCTCGCGTTGGGGCAAAGCTGGTCGAGCCGGCGGCGGAATTCCTCGACCGCCTTGGCAACGGGCCATGCGGCGAGCTTGCCGCGCAGGCGGATAGGCTTGGCGGTTTCGACGCCACCGCCCCATTCGGCGGGCGGCGGCATCAGGAGATGGCGCCGCTCGGTGGCGAGCATGCGGATGTCGTATTCCTTGACGCGTTCCCAATAGGTTTTGCCGGGTTGCGGCAGGCCAGCGGCGCGCCAGATGGCCACGTCGAGCTTCGACTTGGCTACGGCAATCACAGTGCGGACGCGCTCGGTCGAGCCGAAGATGTCCAGTTCGATGCCGGCGAGCCAGTTCGCCACGGGCGTCGTCAGTTCGCCGATGATATATTCATGCGCGTCGTGAAGCAGAAAATAGGCGGCAAGGTTCGCGTCGCCGGTCTCTTCCAATGCCGCGTCGGCGCCGACGACGCTGTGCTGGATCACCGAATAGGGATTGCCGGGAACGTGGCCGCCGAAGCGGCAGACGCGCGCAAGGCACTCGGCAACGTCACCATAAAGGTCGATATCGATCGCCGAGAAGGCGGTGAGCGGGAAGGCGCGGCCGCTGATGGTCTGCTGCCATGGCTTCGTGGCGTCGATTGGGAAACCGTTAGGATGCACGGTCATTGTGCCCGCCTCCCTTCGGTCTTCTGAGCTGCCGCGATGGCGTATAGGACGCGATTGGTCTCGCGCGGCAGCAGCGGCAGGCGATTGAGAAAGGCGGTCAGCAGGTTCAGGCAGCGCTCGCCCTGGCTGACCCACGGGTCGAGCTTCCAGGCGGCGCGCGCGAGGCAGTAAGCCCGCCAGGGCTCTTGCGCCAACTCCTCGGCTTCGGCGTCGAGGCCTGCAGTCTTCGGCATATTGTGCGAAGCTGCCGCCAGTGCCTTGGTGATGATGTCCGGCACTCGGTCGCCGGGCGGATCGACACGGCGCACCCAGCTTTCCGACACCATCAATGTCGCGACCGGCAAATGCTCGACGATCTCGGCCATGGTGAAGCCGCGGCTGCGCAGTTCGGCCTCGGTGGCGCCGCCTTCGACGCCGGCCAGTTCGCGCAGCATGTCGGCGAGTTCGACGGCGCGATGGTGCAGTTTCTGTTCGCCGACAGGATGATCGGAGCGAACCTGACCGGACGCACGCTGGCCGGGTTTGTCGGCAAGGCTGGAGACGATGGGGTGCGGCATGGCGCCGCCGCTGCGGACATGTGTCAGCATCAGTAGATCCTCGTGGGATGTGTGGTGGAAGGGGCAGCCCGCTCGAATTCGGCATAGGCACCGACGAAGCCGAGCAATCTTGCGCGACCGGTTCGCGCCAGATCGTCGGCGAATTCGCCAAGTTCTTCTGCGGTGAATGCGTCGACATTTGCGGACAGGACATCCTCCAGGAGGAAGATGCCGACGAAGTTCTTTGAACCGGAACTGGCGGAACATTCGAACATTTTCACGCGCATCAGTAGACCCTCGTGAAAAGGGAGACGGCGTAGAGAAAGACGGTGATGGCCAGCAGCGACAGCAGCGCGCGCGTCAGACTGCAGTCCTCGTCGAAGCCGCGCGTGTTCCGCTTGCGTTCGCCTTCGAACGTGCCAAGATAGCTGGTCATCGGTGGGAGAGGTTTATGCGTCGAGCTATAGCCGTTGCAGCTGTTTTGCTGGCTGGAAACTCTGTTCAGTCTCGCGCTAACGATGGTGCCGACCTGATGGCACAAGTGGTCGGAGAGGCACGAGCATTTGCGGACCTCTGCCCAAAGTTCCAACTCAACACACGGGCGCTTGCCGAGCTTTCTCTGCAAAAAGGGATCGAGGTCGAGCAGGTAATCCAACGGGACGCGCGCCACTTTTACGCACGAACGAAAGAAGCCTGGGTGGATCGTAATCCATCTGAGGCTTGCAAGGCCGGGGCTCTGTTTTACGGAGCGGCTGGCCAGATGGCTAAAGGTGTTCTTGAGGAACGATGACACCAAAGCGCTCCATCGGCTTAGTTTCGATGGAGCGGAATAAAGTACGGAAATTATTCCGTGTCAATATGGAGTAAGGAAATTATTCCGTCATGCCGTTTCGGCGTCTGTGGCGATTCGGTGAAGTTTGAGTACGGCCTTTGCGGGTATTTCGATTTCCGCAGGTGGGTTGAGTTTGCCAAGTCTGATCGTTTCGCCGCGCGTGTTGAGGTGTCCGATCATGGCCTCGGGGCCTATTTCCGGATCTTTGACGAACTCGATCACTACGCTGTCGCCGATACGAGGAGGAATGCCAGGGGTGACAAATCGGATTGCGCCGGGTTTGTGTTCCGGCCACATCGAATCGTTGATAACAACTAGCGCATAGACGCCGGTTTGTTTCTTCAGCCCCCGAGGCAAAGATGCATAGCCTATCGCGTTGTCAAACAGCTGGATCGCCCCGTGGTCGTGTGATCCCGCCGCCGTCGCCTTAATCTCAACTTCGTCACCGTGTAGCGGCGGCTGAGTTTCGCCGGTACCTTCTCCGCTGTGCGGCGACTGCTGTCCGTCCGGACCTGATATCAGCCATTGTTCGGTTGTCTTTAGAGCTCGCGCAAGTCCGGTCAGGCTATCGCCGCGGGGAAGGCCTGCGCCATCCTTAAGCATTTTGCCTACCGCATCAGGAGACAAGTCGGCTGCTAGCGAGGTTGCTCTTGCAGATAAATTCAGCTCGGCCATGCGGATGCGCACGCGCATTTGGAAATCTGTTGGCATGTGAGGAATTTTATCCGCAAATCGGTTTTCTGTATCGCGGAAAACAATCCGTTGACGATAAGGAAAAAGTTCCGTATCCATGTCGCTATGAACCTGAAGCAGCAACTTGTCGTGGTGGGTGATGTCTACGCTGGCGCGGTCGGCCTTAGCCGCGCGCGTATCTCAACGATCGTTCTCAATCGCGGCGCGACATTGAGTGCAATCGCAGAGGGCCGCGCCGACATAACAACTTCGACTTTCGAAGCTGCCATGCAGTGGTTCTCCGACAACTGGCCAGCACCGCTCCCTTGGCCCGAAGCTATCCTTCGGCCTGAGCCGCAGCGGCCCGCCACCCTTGACCATCACAACATCGCCGCCCTGCGGCATCCTGTTCAGGAGGCGGCGGAATGAAAGGAACTGCATGCGGACCCCCGTAACGTTCTGACCTGACGACAACACACCTTTCGAGCCGTTCTCACCACGAGAAAAAGCATGCGCTTTTCTCGTGAGGAGAAAGCTTTTGCCTTCCGGGAGCTTTCGCCCATGACCGCCGCCAATGCAGACCAGCGACACTATCGCATCAAGGCTGCGCAGCGTGACCTGATCGCCGCATGCGGCGGCATCCAGCGCTCCGCCGAGATCGTCGACTTCTCCGATGCGCAGGTCGGACGATGGAACAACGGTGCGCAGCCGGACATGATGCCGGTGCATGTCGCCCTGGCACTCGAAGGCGAGTGCGGCATGCCGCTCGTCACCTCGGCGATGGCGTCGCTGAACAACCGCCGGCTGGCCGATCCTGACGGAGCGGTCGAGGCGGCAAACTCCGTCATGCGATCGTATACCGATGTCGTTCGCCAGATCGGCGAGGTCATGACCGCCGCCGCCCTGCATCTCTCCGACGGCCAGATCACGCCCGCCGAGGCGAACGAGCAGGACAAGCTGATGGCGCATCTCGAGCGCGTTGTCAGCGATCACCGCAAGTCGCTCGCCCAGGTCAAGGCGGTCGGCGGGTTCACGGTCGTGAACGGGGGCGCGGCATGACCCGGATCGTCGTCGTCCATGGTCCGATGGCCTGCGGCAAGACCCGCAACAAAGACGCGCTGATGCGAGCGCTCGGGTGCAATCATGTCTATGATGGATGGGATGGCATAGAACAGCTGTACCGCGCCATTAGATGGTCCTGCAACGGTGACGTGCCTGTCGGTGATTGGCTGATCCTTACCAGCCATCCCACTCCGCAAGCTCCGGCGGGGACTAAGGTCCTACCCTTCGGCGAAGCGATGCGCATCGCCGGACTGGACAATTAGCCATGATCCCCGCCGAAACCGTCGCCCAGGCGCATGCCGCGTCCGTGCTCGAAACCGCCTATCTGTGCGGCGCTTCGAAAAGCACGTTGAAGCGCAAGGGCAGCGAGCTGAATGGCCCTTGCCCTGCCTGCGGCGGTCGCGACCGGTTCTGGTTGAACGAGGCCGAGAACGTCTTCCTGTGCCGCGCTTCCGGAGAGGCCGGCGACGCGATCGTGCTGATCCGCCACAAACATGGATGCAGTTTCGCCGAGGCAGTCGAAATGCTGACCGGCGAGCGCCCGGTGCCGGCCGCGACGCACACGCCGGTGTCGAACAACGAAGACAACAAGTTCCGCGAATGGGCGCGGAAGGACGCCTGGGGTATCTGGAAGTCGGGACGGCCGATAGACCCGTCGCGCGGTGGCCATCTCGTCGTGCGCTATCTGGCCATTCGCGGCATCGCCATGCCGGACTGGCACGTCAGAGCGCTGCGCGAGGTGGATAACCTGGCCTATTGGCACAAGCGCGCTGGCGAGCAGCACAACTCGATCATCCATCGCGGTCCCGCCATGCTGGCGGCAATCACCGGTCCGGACGGCCACTTCATCGGCGTTCATCGCACATGGCTCGACCTGTCGCGGCCCAACGGCAAGGCGGTGATCGCTGATCCGGATACCGGCGAAGTGCTTGACGCCAAGAAGGTATGGGGCACGCAGCGTGGCGGCAAGATCGTGCTGCGGGACGGCGAACCCGGCGCAGGTCTGGCGACGGGAGAGGGCATCGAGACGGTATTCTCCTGGCGCGAGCTGCGCGACGACCGGACTTCGACACTGTGGTGCGGCATCAACCTCGACAATATCTCCGGCAAGGCGATGGGCCAGATCCCGCACCCTTCGCTTACCATCAAGGATAGCCTTGGCCGGGTGCGCAAGGCGAAGGTCGGCAGCCATGAACCCGACCTGACCGACGCACGATGCCTGACACTGCCGGCCGGCATCTTCAACGGCATGACGCTGATCGGCGATGGCGACAGCGACCGGTTCTCGACACAGGCGGCGATGCTGCGCGCCCGCAAGCGCCATGCGCTGACGGTGCCGAAATGCCAGATCGATTGGGCCGATGACGGCCTGGACTTCAACGACATGCTGCGCCGGTTGCGAGAGTGCCGGCCGGCGAGGGCGGTGGCGTGATGAGTATATCCGGATACAAGACACCGAGCGAAACGCTCCCCCTTTACCGCTACTCGGTCAAATGCGACCGCGAGACCAATCTGGCGATCGAGCGCGCCGCGTATGTCGCCGGCATCAGCCCGAACGAATTCGTACAGAGCCATTTCGAAGGCATTCTGGAGGTGACGATCACTGTCCAGCCTGAGCCGGACGATACGGCGGCCGAACTGGCGCTGGCCCGGTCAGTCGGCATCACCGTCACGCAGCTGCGCGTACACACGGCCATGAAGAAGCAGGCCAGTTCGCGCGGCACCTTCTCCGGCGGCGTCACCGCCATCCATCAGGCCACGCATATCCCGGTGCCGACGATCCGGGTGATGCTGCACAAGCTGATCAAGATCGGGCTGGTGCGACGTCTGAAGAGCGCCGTAGGCGGTGCCGTCGCTTCCTACCATGTCGTCTCGATTGGAGACGACCGGTGACGATCCACGCCTATCACCAATTCCTTGAAGCCAAGCGCCAGGTCGATCCCGACAGCGGCATGGATGTGTTGCCGGAGCTGCCGGACTACCTGAAGCCTCACCAGCGAGACATCATCCGGTGGTCGCTGCGTCGCGGTCGCGCTGCGGTGTTCGCGGGTACAGGCCTCGGCAAGACGTTGATCGAGCTGGTGTGGGCGGACGCCGTCGCGCGCTTCACCGGCAAGCCGACACTGATCGTCGCACCGCTTGCCGTTGCGCACCAGATCATCAGGGAAGCCGAGCGCTTCGGTATCGCCGCCCGGTTCGTCTCAAGCCAGGCGGATGTCGGCCCCGGCATTAACATCACCAACTATCAGAAGATCGGCAATTTCGACCTGTCGCAGTTCGGCGGCATCGCCCTGGACGAAAGCTCGATCCTGAAAAGCCATGACGGCCACTACCGCACGCAGCTGATCGAGGCGGTGAAGGGCATTCCCTTTCGGCTGGCCGCGACGGCAACGCCTGCCCCGAACGACTTCATGGAACTCGGCAACCATGCCGAATTCCTCGGCATCATGCCGTATTTCGCCATGCTGGCGACCTTCTTCACGCATGACGGTTCCGACACCAAGGCGTGGCGATTGAAGGGGCATGCGGCAGACGATTTCTGGCGCTGGATGGCTTCGTGGGCAGTGATGCTGCGCAAGCCGAGCGACCTCGGTTATTCCGACGAAGGCTATGACCTGCCAGCACTGCACAAGCGCCTGCATGTCGTTCCGACAGAAGGAAGCCAATGGACACCGGACGGGCAGTTTTCCATGCTGCCGGTTCAGGCCAGGACGCTGGCCGAACGCAGCCATGCCCGTCGTTCTTCGGTGGACGCGCGCATCGCCAAGGCCGTGGCGCTCACGCCTGCCGACCTGCCCTATGTCTGGTGGGGCAACCTCAATGCCGAAACCGAAGGCGTGACCAAGGCCATTCCCGGCGCGGTCGAGGTGCGCGGCACCGACCACGACGACTGGAAGGAAGAGAAGCTGCGCGACTTCGCAGCCGGCAAGATCCGCGTGCTTGTGACCAAGCCGTCTATCTGCGGCTTCGGGATGAACTGGCAGCATTGCCACCGCACCGGCTTCATCGGCCTGAACGACAGTTTCGAGCAGGTCTATCAGTCGATCCGCCGTTTCTGGCGCTTCGGCCAGCAGCATGAAGTGACTGCGGATTTCATCTCGGCCGACACCGAAGGCGCGGTGATCGCCAATCTCGACCGCAAGGAGCGCGACGCCGACCGCATGGCCGACGCCATGGTTCGGCACATGGCCGACCTTTCCAGCCTCGCCGTACGCGGCGCGGTTCTGGATCGCCACGACTATCAACCGAAACAGAAACTCATCCTGCCTGCATGGGAGGAATTCGCGTGAAAGTTACAGCCCCTCATCAATGGACGCAGCCCAAGTGCGGTGCGGGCGATCTTGTCTATGCCGAGAAGCACAAAGGCGGCCCTGCGTATGGCAAAGTCATAAGGGTGGAAACAGGCTACGACAAGAACCGTGCCTGTTATCATGCTTACTGGATCGCGTTTTTAGGTCTGGATCGCCATCAATGGCTCGGTGACGAGAAGATTTACGAGGTCACCGAGCGGGCCGGAGAGCATTGATGCGCAAGCTTCCCGCCATCAATGCTGTCGATCAGGACGTGACGGACCGCTACGCGATCTATCACGGCGATTCATGCGAGCTGATCCGCGCTGTTCCCGATGACAGCATACAGTTCGGCATCCACTCGCCGCCCTTCGAAGGCCTGTACAAATTCAGCGGCTCCGACCGCGACCTTTCGAATTCCGAAGGCGGCGACTTCTGGAAGCACTATCAATTCCTGATCGCCGAAATGCTGCGCATCACCATGCCCGGTCGCATCCATGCGGTGCACGTCATGCAGTTGCCGACATCGATACGCCGTGACGGCTTCATCGGCATGCGCGACTTTCGCGGCGAGATCATCCGCGCATGGCAGGCGGCTGGCTGGTGGCTTCATTCCGAAGTGTGCATCTGGAAAGATGCCGTGTCGGCACAGGCGCGCTCAAAGTCGCATCGCCTCAATCATAAGTCTCTGGTCAAGGATAGCTCGATCAGCGGGCAGGCGCTGGCCGACTATGTCGTTGCCTTCCGCAAGCCGGGCAAGAACCCCGAGCCAATTGCCGGCGCCTTGCGGCGCTATGTCGGCGAAGGCACCGGCCCGGATATCGCCAAGTACACCACCGACACCGACAACCGGAACTGGTTCTCGATCGAGGTGTGGCGACGCTATGCGCAGCCGGTTTGGATGGACATCCGTCAACAACGCACGCTCCAGTATCTCACCGCGCGCGACGGCAATGACGAAGCGCATATCTCCCCACTCCAGCTCGACGTGATCGAACGATGCATCGACCTGTGGTCGAACCCCGGCGATATCGTGTTCACGCCCTTCCTCGGCATCGGATCGGAGGTTTGGGCAGCGGTGCATTCCGGCCGGCGCGGCATCGGGTTCGAACTGAAGGACAAATATTTCAGGCAGGCCCGCATCAACATGCGGCGCGATCCCGACCGGGTCGAGGCCGATGCGCTGGCGGCTTTTGGCGTTAACGCGCATGCCGAGCAGCCGGAAGATGCCGACGATAGCGTGGAGGCCGCTTCCTGATGGCCCGTGTACACGCTTGTCTTGAATGCGCCAAGCCAAAGCAAGAGCGCGGGGATTTCTGTTCGACCAGGTGCCGACAGAAGTTCAACAACCGCCGCAAGCTGCGCGGTGCCGAACTCTATGACCTCTATATGGCGCTGCGCTTTGAGCGCGAGGCCGCAAAGGATCTAGGCGTCTTCCAGCTGATCAACCGCATGGCCTCGAACTTCCGGCAGGAAGACAAGGACGAGCGGGCCGGCCGTCGATCCTGGCGCAAGACGCAATCGGTGATCGAGGAGCGGCCCTATCTGCGCGCCGTCGTCACCCATGTTCGCATCGGCAGACCAGGGACGGCACGATGACCTTTCACGATCCTCATCTTGAACTCGATCCCGAGGAAGCGAAGCACCAGTTGCTTTTAGCCTGCTCTCGCGAACCGGAAACCGACATCGGCAACGGTCGGCGCTTCCTGCGCAGGTTCGGAAACCTCGCCGAACAGCATCTTGGCGCAGCCAGCCACATCGCCATCCATGTCGCGAATATCGGCTGGCATATCTATGACGGCCGCCGGTGGAAAGAGGATGTCGATGAATCACTGGTGCGCCGGCTGGTGCATCGCGCGGCCGAGGCTATCCGCAAGGAAGCCGAGCTGATCGAGGCGACCGAGGACGAGCAGGCCGTCATCAATGCCGGTGAGGTCGCGTCCGAAGCGCTCGAAAGCTTCCATTCCAAAAAGAAACGGAAGCTGCCGACGCCGGAGGATCAGCGTTTCATCAAGGATCAGCAGGACGCAATCAAGGCCGCCGAAGCCGTTTACGGCCTGATCGAAGATAGGCGGTCGGCCCGACGCCGGCACGCGAAGTCGACTGCAGGGTCATCCAAGCTGACCAACATGATGGCCGAGGCGCAGCCTTATGTGTCGCGGCTGGTCAGCGACCTGAACCCCGATCCCCTTTTGGTGAACTGCCTTTCCGGCACTATCGAGTTCTACCAGGTCGAAGACGAAGAGAGCGACCCTGACGACCCTCGCCTGATATGGGAGGTCCGGCTGCGCGAGCATCGCCAGGCGGACATGATCACCAAGCTGATCGAGTTCGAATGGTTGCCGGACGCGAAGCACGAGACGCCGGCATTCATCACCTTCCTGCACCAGGTCCAGCCCGACCCCGAAATCCGGCAGTTCCTGAAGCGTTTTGCCGGTTATCTGCTGACCGGACTGACCGTCGAACAGGTGATGCTGTTCTTCTACGGCGCTGGCCGCAACGGCAAGTCGACCTTCCTTGATCTGCTGTGCTTCATCCTTGGCGACTATGCCGTCACGCTGTCGATCGAAAGCTTCTCCGGCGACAACAAGCGCGGTGGTGGCGAGGCGACGCCTGACCTTGCCCGTCTGCCCGGTGCGCGTCTCGTCTCGGCTTCGGAACCGGAAGCCAACGTCAAGCTGAAGGACGCGCTGATCAAGACGCTGACCGGCGGCGAGAAGATCCCGGTCCGGCGCCTGCACAAGGATTTCTTCGAGGTCGATCCACACTTCAAGATCATCCTGTCCGGCAACCACAAGCCGCGCGTCGATGACGATTCGGATGGCATCTGGCGCCGCCTGCTGCTGGTGCCGTGGATGATCCAGATCGACAAGGCCAAGGTGGACAAGGCGCTGTCATCCAAGCTGCGCAAGGAAGCCGCTGGCGTGTTCGCCTGGATGGTGGAAGGGGCGCTGGAATACCTGAACTATGGGCTGGAGACGCCCAGGCAGGTGACAGCCGCCAGTGAAGAGTACCGGCAGGAAAGCGACGGCATCGGCACGTTCATCCGCCTCGCCTGCGTCGTGACCGGCAGTACCGAGGACAAGGAAGAGCCGCTCGACCTTTACATGGCATTCGAGAAGTTCGCCGACCGCGAAGGTGTGTTCAAGGTGACGCGCTCGACCTTCGAGAAGCGATTTTCCAAGGCGACCGAGCGCGCCTTCGAAGGGCCGGATGGCCAGATGCGGCAATTCAAGCGGCACCGGTCGAACGGGCGCACCTACTATCAGGGCATCACAATCCATCCGGATTGGCACGGCGGAGCCGGGGACAGTTTGCACCATCCGCATGAAGAGGATGAGCGCTAGTGAGGTTACTCCCGCTCCCTCTTGAGCTGGCCGAGCCGATCCGCGCGGTCACGGCAAAACCGCTTCGCATTCTCATCGGTTGCGAGACCAGCGGTATCGCCAGACGCGCATTCGCCGATCGGGGTCACGATGTCTGGTCATGCGACATCGAGCCGGCGGAAGACGGAAGCAACCGACACATCATCTGCGATATTCGCGGCGGCATCCTGAACGAAGGATGGGATCTGCTCGCGGTGATGCATCCACCATGTACCAGGCTTTGCCGGTCAGGCCGCCGATGGATGAGTGGTCCCGGTCTATGGACGCCCCCGAAAAAGCTTCCTGTTGGCCGCTCATGGGAAAGCATGAAGGCGGAATTCGAATTGGGTGTGTCGATCTTTTCCGCCTGCTGGCAAGCGCCGATCGATCGGGTGGCGATCGAAAATCCCGAGATGAACGACCTCGCGCGCGACCGCATGCCGGACGATCTGCCGGCCGCGCATCTGGTCCAGCCGTACTGGTTCGGCCATCCTGAATTCAAGGCTACCGGTTGGTATCTGCGCAACCTACCGCAACTCCAGCCAACGGACATGCTGGAGAAGCCGGAACGCGATACCGACGAGTGGCGACAGTGGAACCGCGTGCATCGCATGCCACCTGGCCCCGAACGCGCCCGCCTGCGCAGTCGGTCCTATCCTGGAATGATGGCCGCTGCTGCGGTCCAATGGGGCGGTTGATAGCGTGTTCAATCCGTTTCCCTCTCCCCATTGTCGGGCCGGCCTGCCGCAGGTCGGTTTATCGACACTGTTTTGCAGGGCAGGAAGTGCCGATGCGGCTTACCAGGTGCAGGATGTGCACTTCAAAAGGGTTTGGGAAATCAATGGGTTGTGCAGCAAGTGCCGATAGTGCCGATAGCTGTGCCCCACATGTGCGCGCGATGTGAATAGGGGATAGGGGGACTGGTTGCCTTCATATGCGTTACCGGTGGTTATCAGCACTATCGGCACTTGCGGCCCTATCCCTTCTTTTTTGCTAGCGAAAGCAATGGGTTAAATTGTGAAAGGACAGTGCAGATGTCGAAGAACAGTGCAGATAGTGCAGAAATGGGGTTTGTGAGGAGCAAATTGCCGTTTCTGCCGCGCAATGCGGCAGGCAAACGCTATGGACCAGTCGAAGAGGTGATTGCCTGGGCGTGGCGCGAGGAACTGCCGAAGACCGGACCGCATCTGAACGGTCCAATGCCCTACGGTTCCAGCTGGGCGAAGACCGATCGCTTTGCCGAATACCTCACGCTCGTCGACAGCTACGGCATCGTTCCCGATTTCTCGGCAGGAGACTGGCCGCACCATGACGCGGTGCTGATCGGTGGCGCGGTCATGGCGCTGGATGAACTGGTGCTAGAGCTTCCAGAGGATTGGCGACCCGCTCCGGAACTGGATGGCTTTGGCGGTCTTGGTGCCAAGGCCGTAGCCGACGCGTGGCGCAAGATGACGATCGAGCGCGAAGGCGGCATGATGGCGCTGCGGCTCAAGCCTTCTGAACTGATCATCCGCCGTGCGATCATGGGATACGACACCGATGCCATGAAGATCGACGATGTCGAAAAGCGGTATGAGGCGTTTGGCAGTGGACAGGATAAGTGGTTCGTCCGCAGGCATCAGACCGTTCTCGACGGCATCAATGCCGATGGAACCGAGCGGACGAAGATCGTCAACGTCGAGGTGGACGGATGGAGCAGCAGAACGCGCCGGCCTCTTCCTGGCGCCTACCGCAAACCCTACCTCGATCCCGATCCGGTTACGGCGATCATCGCTCGCGCCGAGCATGAAATCTGGCTATCGGCGCTATCTCTGGTGGTCGATGATATCGCGCGGCAACTTAGCGATGTGGTGATGTTGTCAACTGCCGTACCCGCAGCGCCATGGTTGGTCGAGAACAAGACGCGCTCGCTTCCCGATCTGGTGACGGCTGCGCGACTGGAGCAGGAAGAGCATGAGCGCCACGAAGCCGCTCTTGCCGCACGCTTTCCAAGATGGTTTCGGCGGCTGCAAAATATCTCTCCAGCACCAGCTTGACTGCGACCGAGATTTGGAGGATCACTTGTCACGGATAAAAAGATTGATCACCCGCTTCGGCAACGAGGCGGGTTTTTCATTTCAGGAGGTGCGGCGATGTTTCAGGCTGATGCTTCCAACTTCCTGCGTCTGAGCAGGGCAATCGCCAAGCTACCGCATGAGATCAGGGCCAAGGCCGCAAACCGAGCGTTGCGACGTATCGAGGCAATGGCCAAGACGCGCGTTGCCCGCCGTTCCGCCGAGCGCATCAAGGCGCCGGTCGGCAAGGTGAAGCAACGCATCGGATCGGGCCGGCTTTCTGCCGATGCGCTGGAATTCAAGGTGCGGTCAGAATGGCTTCGATTGATCGACCTCGGCGCTCGCCAGACTGCGCAGGGTGTTACGGTGCGGGGGCGCGGTTCGTATAGGTCAGCCTTCATCGCCAGCATGAGGTCGCGCGGCGTCTTCATGCGTGAGGGCAAAGCTCGCGGCCCGGTGAATGAACTGTTTGGTCCGAACCCGGCCAACGATATGAACAACCATCCCGATGTCTTCGCGGCTGTACTCGAAGACCTGATCGCCTCGCATCTCCTGCCGCGTGTCTTGCACGAGATCGAGTACCTTCTCCCAAGCCGATGACCTCGGCCGCGTGCCCCGACCCGCACGGGTCCTTCCTGGCCACCGCCCCCATACGGGTCGGGGCGACCCCGAAATCTCGCTAGTCAGGCCCTTCGAAAAACTGACCTGACAAACCTGACGGAACACCATGACGACCTTACAACCTGCCGGAAGCGACGCATCGCTGCCGCCGGCTGGCGGTGGCGTGTGGATTTCGATCTCGGACCTTGCCAAGCGCAAGGGTATCCATCGCCAGTCCGCCAAGGAGCGGGTTGACCGACTCGTCGAGCGTGGCGTGCTGGAAACGCGTTTTGAAGGCCGGTCTCGCATGGTGGACCTTGCGGCCTTCGATCGCGCTGTCGGCCAGGTCGGCGACAGCACCAAGGAGCAGGCCGAAGAGACGAAGCGCCAGATCAATATCGAGGAGACGACGCCTCGGCTTCGCGACGCCCAAACCGAGCGCGCTCAATACGAGGCGCGGCTGAAGGCCCTCGACCTGGCTGAACGCCAGGGTGAACTTGTTCCTATCAAGGATCTGGAGCGCGCCTTGGTTCGCGCAGCTACGGCCATCACGCGGATTTTGGATCAGTCGCTCAACTGGAGCGGCGATCTGGCGGAAGCCGCGGCGAACGGCGGGCAATCTGCCGTCAGCCGCGTGTTGCGCCAAAAAGGTCAGGCGCAGCGGCAAGCCGTGGCCAAGGCTCTCGCAGACCTGGTTGAAGCCGGCAAGATCGAAGAAGCCGAAGGCGGCTCCGAAACCGAGCTGTTCGAGGAATAGTCGATGCGCGTGCGCTTTCCTCGATCCGCACTGGCTATCGTGGCCGGTGCGCTCGCTGCCGTCATCTCGCCATCGGAGCGCCTGACACCTTCAGCCTGGGCACAGGAACACCTCGTGGTGCCGGACGGGCCGAAGGCCGGTGAAATCTGGGATGCAGGCCTCACGCCTTACATCCTCGAACCGCTCGACATGCTCGGCATGGACAGTGGCATCAACGAGATCGCGGTGAGAAAGTCGGCGCAGACCGGCTTCACCATGATGCTGCTGGCGTCGACGGCGCACTACATCGATCAAGATCCTTGCCGGATCATGATCGTCCAGCCGACCAGCGGCGCACTGGCAGACTTCAACCGCGAAAAGCTCTCGCTGGTTATCGAGAAGTCAGAACCACTCAAGAGCAAGGTTCGTAGCCAGACATCGCGTCAGGCCGGCGCTTCGACCGGAACGTCGAAGGTCTATCCAGGCGGCTCGCTCACGCTCGCCATCGCCACATCGGCGGCCGACCTTCGCAGTAAGACAATCAAGGTCGCGCTGCTCGATGAGATCGACGAGTATCCCGACGATCTCGACAACCAGGGCGACCCGCTCGTCATGGTCGAGGCCCGTCAGGAATCGTTCCTGATGTCGGGCGACTGGAAGCGGGCCAAGATTTCGACGCCGACGATCAAAGGCGATTCGAAGATCGATCAGGCCTTCGAGGCTGGCGATCAGCGTTACTGGTTCATGCCTTGCCCCGGTTGCGGCGAGCAGTTCCATTTCGTCTTCGATCGCAAGCATTTCAAATTCGAGGAGGTCTATCCGTTCAAGGCGCACTACGTGACGCCATGCTGCGGCTCGATCGTGGAAAGCCACGAGAAAGTCGCCCTGATGAAAAAGGGGCGGTGGATCGCCACTGCCGAGCGTCCGGGCGCTTATCCGAGCTATCACTTCGATGCCCTGACATCGCCTTTCGTGCCTTGGGAAAAGATCGCGCAGCGTTTCGTCGAGGCCTCCGGCGATCCGAAGAAGCTGAAAGCCTTCTATAACCTGACGCTCGGGCTTGCGTACGACGTGAAGGGTGACGCACCCGATCACGTGCAATTGATGGCGCGCCGTTCGCCGGAGCTGAAGAAGGGCCACATTCCGCCGCTCGGTCTGGTTCTTGTCGGTTCGGCCGACGTGCAGATGAACGGCATCTGGTACGTGATCAAGGCCTATGGCCCGGACCGTCAGTCCTGGCGCGTCGATGCCGGTTACATAGCAGGCGCCACCGACGACCCCTTCTCGGGGGCGTTCGCGGCGCTTGAAGAAATCCGCCAGCGCCGCTGGCCCGATGCCTTCGGCGGTACGCGCCAGGTCGACGCCTTTGGCGTGGATAGCGGATATCGCAGCCACGTCGTCTACACATGGGTTCGCGGCAAGGCGGCGACTTTCGCGCTGAAGGGCCTCGACGGATGGTCGCGTCCGGCACTTGGCCAGCCGACACCGGTCGATATCGACTTCAACGGTAAGCGTATCCGAAGCGGAGCCATGGTTTGGGGCGTCGGCACGTGGTCGCTGAAAGCGGCATTCTATGCCGACCTGGCTAAGCAGGGCGGCGCCGATGGCATGCAGCTCACCTACCCTGCAGGATATTGCCACTTTGGCGGATGGATGGATGAAGTCTACTTCCGCCAGATCACGTCCGAATACCTCGGCAACGAGAATTATCGTGGTCGCATCCGCCGTGTCTGGCTCGTGCGGAGCGGAGAGGAAAACCATCTTCTCGACTGCGAAATCTACGGCTCGGCGCTGGCCGATTACCTCGGCATTTCGCGCATGACGGAAGAGCAGTGGCGCACGCTGATCGCAGATCGCGGCGTGCCGGACGAAGTGAAGCTGCCTGACATGTTCGCTCCGGCTCCGATGAAGGCACAGACCGCAGCACAGCCGTCGAGCACGATGAAAAGCGAACGGGTACAAGACAGCGACGATAACGTGGCGGAAAGCTGGTGGAATTGATGGCCTGGACACAAGACGATTTCACCGCGATCAGCGCTGCCATCGCGACGGGCGCGCGCAAGGTGCGCTTCCAGACGCATGAGACGGAGTTCCGTTCGCTCGACGAGATGCTGCGCATCCGTGACCAGATCAAAGCGGAAATCGACGGCGCGACGACCGGCGGCCTGATCGTCGTCGAATACCAGAGCGGCACCTGATGAACATCCTCGACAAGGCCATCTCGGTCTTCGCACCAGGGGCGGGACTTAAGCGCGCCAACGCCAGGGCGATGCTGGATCAGTACCGCGAACGCGACTACGCGGCGGCCCGCCACGGTCGGCGCAATCGCGGCTGGCGCTCCCGTTCGACCTCGGCGAATGTCGAGATCGCTGGGGCACTGTCGTCGTTGCGCGATCGTGCCCGCGAATTCGTCCGCGACAGCTGGCAGGGTCAGCGTATCCTAGACGTTCTGGTCTCGCATGCGGTCGGTACTGGCATAACGGTTGTGCCGAACACCGGATCGGATCGGGCAGACAACCGGTTCCGCATGCTGTGGCAAGACTGGCTCGGCGGTGCCGATGCCGAAGGCGTCATGGACTTCGGTGCCATGCAGGCACTTGCTGTCCGGTCCATGATTGAAGGCGGCGAATCCGTGCTGCGCTTCATCGATCCGCCCATCGATCAGACTGGCGGCCTTGTGCCGCTCTGGCTCCAGGGACTCGAAGGCGACCAGATCGACAGCACCAAGGATCGTGGCCTGTCCGGCGACAACTTCAGGCTCGGTGTCGAGCTTGGCGACTATCACAGGCGGCAGGCCTTGTGGCTGCATCCGGAGCATCCCGGCGACATGACCCTGGCCGGCGCGCGCAATTCCACACGCGTGCCGTGGGCTGATCTCTGCCATCTCTACCGCCCGTTGCGTTGGGGCCAGATCAGGGGCGTCTCGTGGTTTTCCGCCATCCTGCTCACCGGTAAGGAGGATCAGGATCTGATCGAGGCGGCAATCGTCCAGGCACGCACTCAGGCCAGCTTCGCCGGTTTCCTGAAGCGGCAACCGGGTGGCGCCAATGTTCTGGCCGCCAAGAAGGAAGAGGACGGCGAAAAGGTCACCAAGATCGCACCGGGCACCATCGCCGATATCGGCGATTCGGACATCGTGTTCGCCAATCCCTCATCGCAGTCCTCGTTTCAGGAAATCCACGTCGCGGCCATGCAGGGCATGGCAGCCGGCGCCTGGCTGACTTACGACCAGCTGACCGGCGACCTGACACGCGCCAACTATTCGTCATTGCGGGCCGGCAAGATCGAATTCCGTCGCCTCGTCGAGCAATTGCAGTGGGGCATTCTGGCGCCGCGCATGGTCATGCCGACCGTTCGCCGGTTCACTGGCCGCTCCTTGCTGGCCGGCATGCTGCCGCAGCGCAGGGGTGGCTATCCTGTCGATCTCATCATGCCGGCCAATGAGCCGATCGATCCGAAGAAGGACATGGAAGCCGACATCATGGCCGTCCGCAGCGGTCGTATGACGCCGCAGGAATTCATGTCCGCTTGGGGCGTCGACTGGCGCAAGAACATCGGTGACGTGGCGGCCTTCTTCGCCGTTACCGACAAGGCCGGCGTCGCCCTGGATATCGATCCTCGTCGGCCGGCGCAGGGTGGCACGCAACGCGTGGAAATGGAGCAACAGCCATGAGCACGATCATCCGATTGCCGCAGATGATGCGCGACGCAGAGATCCGCGCAGGATCGTTCGACGAAGTCGCATCAACCGTGGAAGTCATCTGGACAACCGGCGCCATCGGCCGGCGCGTGACATGGCAGGATGGCGAGTTCGACGAAGAGCTTGTCGTCGACACAAGGAGCGTTCGCCTCGATCGGCTCAATGCCGGCGCGCCTCTGCTCGACACGCACAGCAAATGGAGCCTTTCCGATGTGCTGGGCTCCGTCGTTCCCGGCACTGCGCGCCTTGAAGGCGGCAAGGGGCTGGCCCGTGTCCAGCTGTCGAATTCGCCGGACGCCGCCGATAGGGTCGCCAAGATCAAGGAAGGCGTGGTCCGCAACATCTCCGTCGGCTACCGCATCCACGCCGTCGAGAAGAAGGAACGGGCCGGACAGGTCGCTCTGCATCGCGTGATCGATTGGGAGCCGTGGGAGCTTTCCGCCGTTCCCGTCCCCTTCGACGCAGGAGCGCAGTTCCGTAATGCGGAGGCCGAAACCGGCCTGTTCGCCTGCCGGGTCGACGCCGACCCTGACACCTTCAACGCCAATCAGCGCCTGCGTCGCGAAATGCGCATGCGCTCCTACGGAATGGGCGACCGCTAGTCGGTCGCTCACTGCCGCCGTCTGGCGGCTGCCCGACAATCTGCCTTCTCGGGCGAGGCGCACTCTGGAGACACATCATGAAGAAGCTGCTGAGGAAACTCCGCGGGCTGGAGGCGCGCGCCGCCGCAAAGCTTGCCGAGCTCAATGACGATACCGCCGCCGAGGCCGCGCGAGCGATTGAGGCACAACATCAGGCGATTCTCGACGAGATCACCACTCTGCGCGCCGAAATCGATCGCCTTGCTGGGGCCGATGGCGACGATGACGAAGAGGACGAAAACAGCAACGGCAACCGTAATGGCGGCAACGATCTCACCACGCGTGCGGTGGAGATTGTCGGCGTGGCAGAAACCGCCCGCAGCCAGGGTATCGAACTGACCACCGAGGAAGTGCAGACCGCGATCCGCTCCGGCGCGACCGTGCAGGCTTTCCGGTCACAGCTGTTCGAACGCATGGCCGATCGGTCCCGTTCGACGCAGACCAACCCTTCGGCCCGGATTGGCCAGGACGAAACCGAGACGCGGCGCGCGGCTCAGACCGAGGCGTTGGCCTATCGTTTCGGCGCGCCGATGCCTCAGGCCGGTCCAAGCCAGCAAGCGCGTCAGTTCATGGAGTGCGGCCTCGTCGACATCGCGGCCGATGCGGTCAACTTCCGTGGCGGTCGCATGCTGAATGCCCGCCAGGTCGACGAGCTGTTCTCGCGTGCCGCCTCGCTGTCGACTTCGGACTTCCCGGTGATCTTCGAAGGCGCCATCAACCGCACGCTGGAAGGCCGTTACGCTCTGGCGCAACCGACCTATCGCCGCATCGCCCGGCAGCGCAATTTCCGCGACTTCCGGCCGGCGACCGTCGTCAAGGTCGGCGACTTCCCGCTGCTCCAGCGGGTGCTGGAGACTGGCGAGATCAAGTATGGCGCCTTCAAGGAAGGCAAGGAAACGGTGCAGGTGTTCTCCTACGCCATCGCCTTGCGCGTCTCCCGGCAGATGCTGATCAATGACGATATCGGTGCCATCGCCGACATGTTGTCCAGTTACGGCGACACCGTCGCACTCTTCGAGGAAATCACCTTCTATACCGGTGCCTTCAACGGGGTTCTCGCAGACGGCAAGGCGGTCTTCCACGTCGACCACAAAAACCTTGCGGCGGCCGGCACCGCGATCGATGTCGACAATGTCGGCAAGGGACGCGCCGCCATGTCGAAGCAGAAGAGCATCGGTGACAATCCGCTACTCCAGAACCGCGCCCGTATCCTGCTGGTCGGTCCGGACAAGCTGACGGAGGCGGAAAAGCTGGTGGCATCGATCACGCCGGCAACCGTGTCCAACGTCAACATCTTCTCCGGGCGTCTGGAACCGGTGGAGACCGGAATGATCACCGACAATGCCTGGCATCTGTTCGCCGACCCGTCCACCGGCTCCAATTACCGCTGGGGCTATCTGGAGGGTTACGAGGCGCCGCGCGTCCGCACCGACGAACCGTTCGGCCAGCAGGGTTTCGCCATGTCGGTCGAGCACGACTTCGGTGCAGGCGCCACCGATTTCCGCTTCGGCTGGAAGAACCCCGGATAACCGTCACACCGTCGATCTTGCCGGCACGCCGCGCGCCGTGCCGGCAATCATCGTCCGGCGCGCGTTTCCGTTTTCAAGGATCTGATCAATGAAGAATTTCGTTCAACCGGGTGATGCCATCGACATCACCGTGCCGGCAGGCGGTGTTGTCTCCGGCGTTCCTTTCGTGTCGGGCAGCCTTGTCGGCATTCCCGGTGTGACCGCTGCGGCTGGCGTTCAGGCAACCATCCACCTCGAAGGCGTCTATGATCTGCCCAAGGTGGCAGCGCAGGCATGGACACTCGGCGCCAAGGTCTATTGGGACGCCGTCGCCTCTCTCGTCACCACAGTGTCGGCTGGCAACACGCTTCTCGGATACGCGGCGGATGTCGCCGCCAACCCTTCGAGCACCGGTCGTGTTCGCCTCGGCACGCCGGTCTGATGACGGCTGCGCTTTTTCGACGGCTGGCCAACGTATCGCGGTCAGTCGTCGAAACCGTTTACGGGGATGAATGCACGGTTCGTCCCGTCGACAAGGTCGGCGGTCCGAACGGCAAGTCGGGTTGGTCCACGCAGCGGCCAAGCTACGAGGTCAAGGCCTGCTTCTATGAGAACAGCGACGCGCAACGTGTCGACGATCCCCGCCCCATGCTGCGGCCGGGCGTGCAGATCACGACCAACAGGGCTTCGGCGATCCAGGCTTCAATCCGGCTCTACGATCCGTCCAGACTGCGCACTGACGATATCCTGCACCGCCACAGCGACGCCGCCTTCTTCGAAGTGACGGCCATCGACCCTGACGGCCTTGGCGGCGCCATGCTGACCCTTGCGGTCGCCAAACAGATTGGACCGATCTGATGTTGTCTGCCGAGGCTGCGCGGCTTGCTGCGATAGAGGTGCTGTGTCCGACAGCATCGCTGACCGCGAATGCCAACTATCCAACGCTGGCCGGACGCAACATCCTCGACTCGCGGTCCACCGCAGTTCAGGACCTCGACCGGGACCGCGAGTACACGCCGACTGTCGCGCTGCACACCAGGTCCTCGACGATCGTTAGGCGGGGCGATGCTGCCGATGCCGCCGACAGCGAGTGCAGCACAGAGATCGAGATCGTTTGCGAGCTGGCTGTGGTTGCGCGCGACGAAAGCGGGCCGGACTATGCCGACGCCATGGCGGGCGACGATCCTGATGCGAGGCTGGTGCTGGCGGCGCTGACCAGCCAGGTCCGCAACCTTCTGGAATTCAGCCAGGCCGGCATCCTGTTTCGTCAGACGATCATCGGCGTACGCCGGATCGAGGAGGAAACTTTCGGTGTTCCGGAGCTGGGTCTGCGCTGGTTGCGAAACACCATGCGCATGTCGGCTGCGATCGAGGATGACAGTTTTGACCAGCTGCACGGCGGCATGCCCGAGCCGATGGCAACCCTGTTCGGCAAGCTACCTGTCGGTTCCTATGCGAAGCACAAGCTTTCGCAACTGGCCGGTCACTTCCTGGCCGATCCGCGTCCGCCGCTGGCGGGGATCGCGGCCTTCGACAATCCGGCCGCCGAACCGGCGACCGACAAACCCATTCTTTGGACAGGAGCGCCCCATGCTTGAACGCTACAGGCTCGCCAGCGACGCGCTGAAAGTTCCCATGCCGGACAGGGACGGGCGGCTTTTCAGCGTCGACGGCGAGACCGTCGACACCGAGCATCCCTTCTACGCGGCGCTGATCGCGGATGGAGACATCGTCAAGGAACCCGCCGCAGGCGGACAACGCAAAGGGAAAGACCATGCCCCTGTTTAATACCATTCCCGGCAACATCGTCGCGCCGATCGTTGCCTTTGAAGTCAATTCGGGCGGGAAGTTCGAGAATTCGGCCCGCCTGCTGCTGATCGGGCACAAGACGGCCGCCGGCATGGCCGCGCTCGATCAGCCGGTTGCATGTCCTTCGACGCTCGAAGCACGCGCCTTGTTCGGCGCGGGATCGATCCTCGACGATATGGTCCGGATCGCCCGCCGCAACGCTCCGGCTCAGGAAATCTGGTGCCTGCCTGTCACGGAGACCGGCGTGGCCGAAGTGCGCACCATCACTGTGGCGAATGTTCCGGCCGGTGGCGGCGTCGGCGTGATCGAGATTGCCGGCGAGCCTTTGGCGATCACCATCGCCGCTGGCGATACCGTCAACGGTGTGGCAGCAGCACTCGCCGCTGCGGTCAATGCCTATTACAACCCGCTGACCGAAGCGTCCCTGCCTTACACGGCAGCCGCCGCTGCTGCCGTTATCACGTTGACTGCCCGCCACAAGGGTGTGGCGATGGCCGATGTGGATGTCTCGGTGCCTGTCCTGACTGGCGCGAACGCTTTCTCTGGCGCCGCCTTGACTTTCGCGACCACAACCGCGGCAGCAGGATCGCCGGATGTATCCGCTGGTCTCGCAGCCTGTGGCGACGATGCGTTCGACTGGATCGGGACGGCGTTCGGCGACGCCGCAAATGTCGGGCGCTACAAGTCGTTCCTGTCGGATGTTGCCGGTCGCTGGGCCTGGAACCGCCAGGTCTACGGGCATGTCTTCTATGCCGTGACCGACAGCGTCGCGAACATCACCACGGCGGGGCTTGCCCAGGATGATCGCCACATCACCGCGTTGCCGCGCCCTTCCGGTGGCAGCAATCCGCAGCCGGCATGGCAGTGGGTGGCAGGCATCGTTGCACGGATCGTGCCATGGCTTGCGGATGGTTCCACAGGCAACGTCTCGCGCAACCAGACCGGCCTCTCGGTCGAAGGCATCGCGCCGCCGCGTGATCGCACGAAGTGGTATGGCTATGCCACGCGCGATGCCTTCCTGCGTTCCGGTATCTCGACATGGGCTGTCGATCAGGCGGGCCGTGTGCTGGTCGACAAGATCATCACCATGCAGCGCACCACGCTTGGGGTGCCGGACACGACATTCCGCGATATCCAGAAGATCGGTCAGCTCGTCTATGCGCTGCGCAAATTCCGCACGGCGTTGACCATGGAGCATGGCCAGAAGGCGATTGCCGAGGATAACCCCGGCAACGTCCAGGCGATCAGCACGCCGCGCGATATCGCCGCGACCTTCGTGCACACCTATCAGGAGATGGTGCTGACCGGCGTGCTGGAAAGCCTCGACCTGGCGGCGCGCCAGCTGCGCGTGCAGCGCAATGCCGACAATCCGAACCGTGTCGACATCTATGCGCCGCTCGACACCGTCAACCCGCTCGACGTGATCGCCACCAACGCGGTGATCTATTCGCAATTCCGCGCGGCTGCCGCTGCATAACGCGAACCGCCCTGAAATATACGGCCGGCGATGTCCGGCCATCCTCACAACCTGAAAGGATACTTCCATGGCAGGACGCGATTTCGGCGGCAAGATCAGGGTAACCTCGTCTCTTGGTCACAATCTCTCGCTGCGCGGCACGATCAATGTGCTTGGGGCACACCAATCGAATGACGCCGTCACCAACCAGGACGGCCGCGCCGACCGCATCGTCACGCCCGATGCGCCCCGTGCCGAGCTTGTATTTGCCGACGACGGCCTGAACTTCGACGAGTTGCTCAACGCCGACCGTCACAACATCACGATCGTCGAGGAGAAGACGGGTGTGACGCACCTGTTCACATCGGCGTTCTGGACCGGCAAGCCGTCGTCAAACCGGATCAACGGTGAGCTTTCGCAGCTCGGCATCTGCGCCGACAGCTACCGGAGGCTTGGCTGATGGTCGGCAAGCCTGTTCCCCTGTCAAAGAAATACGAAGTGTTTGGCATCGCCTTCGACAGCCTGGCAGTCAGGGAGCCGACCGGTGTCGAATACTGGTCGATAGGTCCGATAGCCGAATGGCAGCCGACCGAAAACGGCAATGTTCTGGTCACGCATCGCGACGCCCTTCGGACTTACGCGGAACGCCTTGTCGAGGTGCCGGGTGACACGACTGCGCCAGCCGTCATTGGCGCTCTGTCTTTGGCGGATACGCTTCGGATCGAGAGCGCCGTGAAGGGTTTTTTTATCGAAGCGGCACAGTTGAACGGGCCGCAGACCTCCTGATCTGGCGCGCACAAAAAGGCATCGCCGATGTCGGTGCCCTGCCGCTTTCCCTCATTCTCCTGCATGCCGGGCGCTACATCGCCTGGCTGCAGGATCAGCCCAAGGGTTCACGCTGATGTCCAATCGCGAGATCGAGGCGATCCTGCGCGTATCGTCCAAGCTCGGCAACATGCGGGCTCTGGAGACGTTACAGACCAAGCTGGCGCAGGTCGATCGATCCGCAAAGGCTTTCAATCGCACGCAGGCGGCACTCGCCCGCACCCAGACGGCTGCCTACAAGCAGACCGTCAGCACGATGGCGGCGACGGCCCGCTATCTTGCGCCTGCGGCGCTGGCGATGAGCGTGCAACGATCTGTCGTGGCCTATGCTGCCGTCGAGCGACGATTGAACCGCATCGCCATCAATGCCGATCAGGGCAAGGAAGCGGTTGGCGGTATGCTGAAGTCCATCAACCGGATCAGCTATGATTATGCTTTGTCCCAAGACGATGTGACGAGCGGTCTGGAGACGCTTGTGGCGGCGGGTCGTTCTGCTGACGATGCTATGAAGTTCCTGCCTGCGGTTTCCGCAACCGCTCAGGCGGCCGGCGCCGACATCGCCGATATTGCGACTACGGCCGATGCAGTTGCCGGATCGTTCGACATTGCCGGCGACAAGATGCAGCACGCTTTCGATATCCTCGTAACATCGGGCAAGCAGGGCAAGTTCGAACTGAAGGACATGGCGCAATACCTTCCGTCGATGGCACCGGCATTCGCGGCCCTCGGCTACAAGGGCGAGAAGGGCTTGGGCAAACTGGCTGCAATGTTGCAGACCATTCGCCAGCGCACGGGGTCGGCCGGTGAGGCTGCGACCGCCGCGCAGAACATCTTCCAGAAGATGGAGAGCGACGAAACGGTCAAGAAGTTCGCCAAGTTCGGTGTTGATCTCCGGGCCGAACTGGCCAAGGCCCGAAAGGAAGGCCGTGACCTGGTCGACACGTTCCTCGATCTTTCCGAGAAGGCGACAAAGGGCGATCTGTCGAAGATCCCGCAGCTGTTCACCGACGCGCAGTTCCAGGTTGGCATGCGCGCCCTGTTGCAGGGGCGCAAGGACATGGAGGGATTTCAGAAGGCGTTGGCCAGTGTCGATGGGGCCACAATCCGTGATGTGAACAAGGTATTGGCAGACACAGAGACAAAACTTGACCGCATGGCATCCTCTTGGACCCGGTTCAGCACGTCCCTAGGCAACACTATTGCTCCACCAATCACCGGAATGATGGATGCTGCAACCAACTACCTCGACTTCGATCAGGCGATCACGGAAGGCCTGAACAAGCGCGGCCTGACGACCGGCCAGCAGCAGACCTGGCGTGCCCGCAACTGGTTCGACAAGGAGGCTCGTGGGCTTGCGGCATTTGAAGGCGGTTGGCGTTCGCCGGAAGGCAAGATTGCCGAGAAAGGGACAATGGACCTTTCGCCGGAACTGCCGTCGAAACGCCAGGACGCCCCTGTCGTCGACCACAGGATCGCTGGATTGCCTGCAACCATGGAGGTCCCTGCATCGCGGCCCGACTTCAGCTTCGCCTTGCCGGACCTTCGATATAATCGGTTCGTTCCGCCTTCACCCGAAGGCATGCGCCAGAGGTTCGCGGATGAACGACGCGACAGGCGTGCGGCTTTGGCCGCGATGCCTTCCGCATCGAGCGGTGACCCGTCATATGATGAGTTTCGGCGCGCAACTGGCGGCGGCCAGTTCCTGGCGTCAGACTTCGGCGCGGGTCCACCTCCCGATCAGGCTTCGACCGCCTCGTCGATCGCCCAGGCGCTTGGCGAGCTACCGGGAGCGATACGTGCCGGTATGTCGGACCTGATGACGCCGATCAATGCCTTGCCCCCCGTCTCATCAGGTCAGGGCGGCCTTTCGAACGAGATCGAAAGTTCGTTGAACGCTGGCGGCAATGGCGCTGCGCAGTCGATCCGCGAGGCGGCTGAGGCAGTCAACCGGGCCGGAGGTGAGGCCGGGAACGCCTTCGCCCAGATTTTGTCCGGCGTCGGCCGTCAGCTCGGGCAATCTGCCGGCCAGGCCTTCAGGGAGAGTGTTGGCAACATCACGGTCAACGCCAGTGTGAAGACATCACCAGTCGGCTCGATGGCACCGGCAACCGGCGACAAGGGCCGCACCATGCCCAATGCCGGCGGGCTTCGCGAGAAGATCTGATGCGCAACTGGCTGAAGTTGCGGCCCGCCTCCTTCCGGGGCGTGCCGTTCCATGTCGAGGACGATGGCCCGATGCGCGGCCGGCGCGTCGCAGTGCATGAGATATCAGGCGGCGAGCGGCCGATGACCGAAGACTTGGGACGGCTGGCGACGGCTGTTTCGGTCAGCGCATACGTTGCGACCGATGCGGCCGATGTCATCGGCCTGGCTTTGGAACGGGCTTGCGATGCGCCGGGGCCGGCCTTGCTGGTGTTGCCTATCGACGCCGCAAGGATGATGCATTGCGTCAATTGCGAACGGGAGCGTCGCAAGGATCAGGCCGGTTACATCGCCTATCGCCTTTCATTCGTCGAGGCGGGTAGCAGTGCGGGCGGCGCGCTCGGTGGCATCTCCTTGCTGCGGGATGTCTTCGATGCCGGTATCGCTGCCGTCAGCAGCGCCATAGGAGGCCTGTTCAAATGACCGACTGGCTCTTTCGCCTGTGCGACCGGCTGCTGACGGATGCCGATGACCGCATTGTCGCGCAGCAGAAGCAGGCGGCGATTGCAGCCGGCGGAGCTGACGCCGCAGCCGCTTTCCTCGAACTGTGCCGTCTCGCAGGCGAGGCTGCCGATCCGGCCGCCGCGCTGATTGCGCTGGATGAAGTCGAAGATGCCGAGCCGGTCGATCTTCTCGGTCTGCTCGTCATCCACGCTTTTGCGGACCTGCGCGCTTCTTATCCCGCTCAACCCGATGCATCGGCCGCGAGGGAGCGACTGGCCTTGCGCGCCGAAGCTGCCTATCCGGCTATCGGGGATATGCTCGGCCATGCCGTTCTCGATTTCACGGTGCGGATGGTCGGCGAGGCGACCGTCCAGCTGTCACGGCTGGCTGCGAATGCCGCGCCGCTTGTGCGGGTCGAAACCGGCATTTCCCTGCCATCCTCGCTGATCGCCTTCGACCTTTACGGTCAGGCATCGCGCGGTGCCGAGATCATGGAACGCAATCGCTGCGGCACGCCGATGATGCTGCCGTCGCCCCTGAAGGCGCTCGCATACTGAGATGTACGAGACCGTTGTTTTCAATGTTGCGGGCAGGCCTCTGCCGCACAAGGCCTGCCGCCTGTCCGCCAGCGCGGAAGGTGCAGTCCGCGAAGCGACATTCACGGTTATCCATGTCGGAACCGGCATACCTTGCCAGCCCGATGACGTAGCGACGATCGCCGTCTCGGGAGAAGTCTGGGGCACCGGTTACGTGCGAGACGTGCGCGGCAGCCATGGGGAAACCGATCGCTCGTATGAAGTCACATTTGTATCGCGCACGATTGATGCGGTCGAATGTTCGATCGATCATCCGACCGGATACAAGAAGGATTGCGACCTACTCGACATCGCCAGGGAGTTCGACACGCTCGGCATTGGCGTGGAAGGCAGTCCGAAAACGGAACGCAAGGCACGGCACAAGGTCATCCCCGGTGAAAGCCTTTTCCAGACGCTGGAGACCGATGCGCGCGCGCAAGGGGTCCTGATACAGGATACCGAAAAAGGGAAGCTGAAGCTGGCCGACAAGCCTGAAGGCCGCCATGCTGGCGGCCTTGTTCGCGGCCAGAACATCAAGCAGGCCGATGCCCAGATAACGGGCGCCGGCAGGTTTTCGTCCGTGAAGGTGAGGGGGCAAAATTCCACGGGTGTTGCCTCGCCGGCCTTGCGTTCCGAAGGGGCGGCAACCGATGACGGCGTCAAGCGCAAACGGCCCCGTATCCTGCCCTACGAAGGCGAGGCGACATCGGCACGGCTGAAGAAACGCGCGAAATGGGAAGCGCAGCGCGGCGCTGGCAACGGCACATCCTGTTCCATCGTCACTCCGGGCTGGCGTGACGGTGCCGGCCGGCTCTGGACACGCAACTATCTCGTGCCGGTCGACGACGACTGGCTTGGCATCAATCAGGACATGGTCATTGCCGAGGTCGTTCTGGAGCAGGGCGCCGATGCGAACCAGGGCACGGTTGCCACCCTTTCCCTCAAGGATCCTCGTGCGCTGGGGGGCGACAATCCGCGCGGCAGTTCGGCGAGCGGATGGGGTGCGCCGTTGGCATCCGATCCGTCATATCGCGACGAAGGTGAGTAGCTGCGATGTTCGATAGTCATGTCACCCGCTTCCAGCTTGATGGCCAGGTCGAGCATAAGGACGGGCAGCAATTCGTCGGTGGCAAGGGCTTTGCCAATGACCGCTTCGAACGGGTTCATCGCATAGAACCGCACGGCTTTGCCTCGCACCCCGTCAAGGGCGGCATCGGCATCGCCATGTCGGCGCGCGGCAACCGCGACTCGGCCTATGTCTTCGGCGGGGAAAATCCGCAACTGCGCCCCGATATCGCCTTGGGCGGAACGGCCATTTACGACCACACCGGCAACATCGTGTCGGTGGTGCAGGCCAACCTGCGTATCGTGCACTCGGCCGTCATCCACATGATCGCCCCATCGATCATCCTTGAAGGCACGGTCAAGCTTGGTGGTCCCGGCGCGAACAGGCCGGTATCGGCGCAAGGCACGATCGACAGCCGCGGCGATGTCGACAGCGACAACTTCGCCGATGGCGTGCTGACAACCTGAAAGAGACTCATGCGGATCATTGCGCTCGACGGGCCGGCCTTGCCGATGCTCGATCCCGATGTCGTGTGGAACGGCATCGTCGGCGATCTTGAAATCACGCCAGCCGACGCTCCGGTCAATCCGGCGGGACTGCGCGCCGGACAGTCGCTGGCAACGGCGGTGCTTATCTGCCTGATGACGGACTGCCGCGTCGAGGCAACCGAATTGCGGGACGGGCAGGCCAATCGCGGCTGGCCGGGTGACAGCTTTGATCTTGAACCCGGCGAAGCGGCTTTGGGTTCCCGTCTCTGGCTGCTGAGGCGCCGTGCACTCGCGCCGGACCTCGAACTTGAAGCGCAGGACTATGCCCGGGCGGCATTGCAGCCGCTGATCGACGACGGCGCATTCGCGCGTTTCGATGTGACGGCGTCGGTCAATCGACCGCAGAACCGTCTCGATCTGGATGTGCGCGGCTACGGCAATGCCGGCGAGCAGCGCTTTTCACAACGCTTTGCCTTGCTCTGGGGAGCCTTGGCACGCGATCCCCTAACACCAGCAGCCGGGTGACCTGATGGGCTTTCCGCTTCGCTCGCTCGAAGAGATCTCGCGCACGGTTCGCGGGGCCTTCAGGCAGTACCTTCCGGGCACCGACGCCAGCCTTCGCATCAACGTCACTTATGTGATCGCCAAGGCCGTCTCGCTTCTGGCGCGCGAGTATGAGCTGCGTTTCGGCTGGCTGCATCGCAACATGTTCCTCTGGTCGGCCGACAATGCCGAGTGGGTATCATTGCTTGCGGCCGATGTCGGCATCTGGGCCAAGGCACCGTCAGCCTCGTCCGGCGCAGTGACGGGGACCGGCGCGCCAGGTCAGGTCTATCCAGCCGGCATCCGTCTTTCGAGCGGCGGCCAGTCGTTCGTCACCACATCGGCCGTCGCGGCCGACGCATTGGGCGGCGTAACGTTCCCGGTGCTTTGCGAACAGTCGGGCGCGGCGACCAACCGCGATGCCGCCGCCGTGCTGATGCTGGCCGATCCGTCGCTTCAGCCGACGCTGTCGCAGGAGTTCACGGTGACCGCTGGCGGCCTCGGCGGCGGTGCCGATGCCGAAACGCTGGAGGCGTTGCGTTCGCGGGCATTGCAGCGCAAGCGCAATCCGCCGCGCGCAGGCGCGTTGAGCGACTACGAGGAGATCGCCCTGTCGGTTGCCGGCGTCATCAAGGCCTGGGCGTTCCGCGTTCCGGCCTCTCCGGGCGCGGTGACGGTGCTGTTCCTCTTCGCAGGACGCGTCAACTCCATCCCGTTGCCTGGCGACGTTGCCGCCGTACAGGCTGCGATCGATGCGCGGCGCCTGATCCGTGTCGACGCCGGCGAGGCTTCAGCTCCGGTTCCGCTGGCGATCAATGTTTCGATTTCCGGTCTCAGCCAGGATACGGCGGAAATCAGGGCGGCGGTGGAGGCATCTATCCGGACGATGCTCGTCAACCGGTGCCGTCCCGGCCTTGCTGGCAATACCTTCACCGTTTCCAGAAGCTGGATTTCGGAAGCGATATCGGCTGCCTCCGGTGAAGACCGGCATGTGCTGCTGGCGCCGGCCGGCGACATCGTCTTGACCGGCGGGCAGTTCCCGGTGCTTGGGGTCGTGACCTATGCGTGATCCCGGCCTCAACACGGTCACGCGCGATCCGTCGCCGGATCAGGTGCGCCACGTGGTTGCCAAGCCATACGACATCCTGGCCGATCCCTCCGTCGAGACGTTGCTGCCGGCCGCCTTGAACTTCTGGCCTCGAGGTGCCGCTTTCGGGTCGCCGGACGGATTGGCGGTCGACACCGCTTCGAATTGGGCGAAGCTGACAAGGGTGCTTCTGTCTCCCTTTGCAACGCTCTATCGCCGCGCCTTTGCCCTGGCGTTGGAAGCCAGTCCGGCGACACTCGACCAGACGCTTGATGACTGGGAAACGGAATACGGTTTGCCTGACAGTTGCGTTGCCGGCGAACAGACCCGTGCCGAGCGCATCGCGGCCGTGATGGCCAAGGTCAATGCGGCACCGCTGATAACACCCGGAGACTTTGTTCGTCTCGCGCTCGACTATGGATTTGTCATCGAGATCGAAGAGCCTGCAGTCTTCGAATGCGGCTTCTCCGAATGCGGTGGCGAACACGCAACCGGCGCGTGGCGCCAGGAAGTTTACTGGATCGTCCGTGTCAGCGAGGTCGCGGTCTTCTACTTCAGGACCGGCGAGGGGGAATGTGGTTCCGATCCGCTGTTCTCCTATGGCGATGCGGAGCGGCTGCTTTGCATTCTCATGCGCCTTTCCCCGGCCTGGACCATTCCCGTACTCGAAATCGTGGAGCCCTAATCCCATGAAGTATCAGGCGCCTTTCGGCTCGCTGGACCCCAACGCCCCCTACGTCGACAAGAACGTTCCCGGCGCCGTTGCCGGCTCCAAGGTTCCGGCCAAGGCTATCGAACATCCGCAGCGCGAAATCGAAACTGCCATATTGCAGGCGGGTCTTGTCCCTTCCGAGGGCGACCTGACGCAGCTGGCGCAGGCCATCCGGCGCCTGACGCGTGATGGCCGTGTCGATTTCGTCGTCGATGGCTGGCAGAACAATCCCCCGGCAGGTCCGGTCGAAGGTGCATGTTACGCCATTTTCGATGTGCCAACCGGCGCCTGGGCAGGGCAGGCAAACAAGCTCGCTTTCCGGCGCAACAATGCCTGGGATTTCGAAGTCCCGAAGACCGGACTGATGGTCCAGTATTGGTCAGCGGGAAGACCGTATTTCATCGTCTACAACGGCGCCGGTTGGATCGAGGATATTGCTACCACGGCGATGCCGGGTCGCGTGACGCTCGCCAGCGAACAGGACGTCAAGGACGCCGTCGGCACAGGTGTCGTGCAGGCCCGATGGATGAAGCATTACACACGTTCGCTGCTCGCCAACTCGACGTTCTACATTCGAACGGACGGCAATGACGCGAACGACGGCAGTGCCAACAACGCAGCCGGCGCGTTCCAGACCATTGCTGGCGCCCAGGCCTACATTCGCGATCGCTATGGCGTTCCGGGGCGACCGATCATCTTCAAGCTTGGCGCTCCAGGGACGTTTGCGCAGGCTGCGATTTCAAACATGCCTGCCGGCCTGACGATCGAGGGCGACCTGGCCAACCAGGGCGGTTACGTGCTTGCGGGCACCGGTGGCATTGCCGTCACCGGCTCGACCGTTGATTTGCGTGGACTTTCCATTTCCTTGATGGGCACACCCACGCAGCATGCCTTGACCTCCGGCGCCAACGGCAGTGTCAGCCTGAATGCTGTTACCTTCGGTGGTGTCGGTCAAACCACGTGGTCGCATATCCTCGCCGCGAGCGGTCAGGTCACCGTCGTTGGTGGCGCGAGTTCCGTCTCATTCACAGCCAATGCCCGCCGCGCGCTCCATGCGACAGGCGGCGGGGGCATCTACATGGCCACAGGCGCCGGCCTCTATTTTTCGGTCGCGAACTACACCTATGCCGACGCTGTCGTGTTCGCCACGACAGGGGGAGCCATCGAGCTCGGCAACGGCACCGTCACCGGCTCCGCAATCGGCCAGCGCTACCGGGCCGATCTCAATGGCGTCATCAGCACGGCCGGCGGCGGCGCGAATTTCATTCCAGGTTCATCGGCCGGAACGGTCGCCACGGGAGGTCAATATGTCTGATTACACCCCTCAGGATTGGTATTGGCTGGCCGACGATGGGCGGCTTTATGGATCGGCGCGAAAGAAGCTCGTAACCAGCCCCGAAACCGACGAAGCCTATGGCGCATGGCTGGAGGGCGGCCGCCGGCCGACGCGCTGGCCTGCCGAGGACAATGGAGACCAGACCGACGCCGGCCTTGCTGCGGTGCTGTCTCCTTACGGCCTGACGCTTTGGGCCGTGCCGTTGAAAACACGGCTTGCCATCTATGCGGCGGACAAGCGCTGGCGGATCGAGACTGGCGGCATCACCGTGGCGGGTGCGCGCATCGATACGAGCCGCGAAAGCCAGTCCATGATCACGGGCGCCTACAGCTATTCGCAAGCCAATCCCGAGGTTGCCATCAGCTACAAGGCGGCCTCCGGATGGGTGGTCATGGATGCCGCAACGCTGGCAGCCATCGCCACGGCGGTCGGAACCCATGTGCAGGCAGCTTTCGCCGCGGAGGCTGCTGTCGCTGCGGCGATCGAGGCCGGAACGATCAAGACCGAGGCGCAGGTGGACGCGGCCAATTGGCCATAAGGTGCGCGGCGCGCCTTCCGCCGTTCGAATAAACCCCCACAAAAAAACGAGGTTCACATGACAACGACGCTGGAAATCCAGCGCCGTCTGGCGGAGCTTGGCTATCAGCCAGGCAAGCTTGACGGCATTCCCGGCCGCGAGACGGCTGCGGCCGTCAAACAGTTTCAGCGCGCCCGCAACCTGGTGGTTGACGGGATCGTCGGTCAAAAGACGATGGCTGCCCTGTTCCCGCGCGCGAACGGTGCCGATCCGGTCGCACCGTGGCTTGAACTGGCGCGCGCCAAGGTCGGACTGCATGAGCGCCTGAACAACAAGACGCTGCGTGACTGGCTGAAAAGCGACGGCAATACGCTCGGCGATCCCGCGCAACTGCCTTGGTGCGGCGACTTCATGGAAACCTGCATTGCGCTGACGCTGCCGGACGAAGTCCTGCCGGCCAATCCGTACTACGCGCTGAACTGGCGCAGCTTCGGCGTCCCGCTGAAGATTGTTGCGGCTGGCGCGATTGCTCCCTTTACCCGGCCGGGCGGTGGTCACATCGCCATGGTCGTCGGGCACGATCGCGGCACTTTCCACGTCCTTGGAGGCAACCAATCCAACGCAGTGACGATCACGCGTATCGCCAAGGATCGACTGGCTGGTCCGCTGCGCTGGCCAAAGACTTTCCCGCTTCCGACCATCGAGCTGCCTTTTACGACGCTCGACGCGACGGTCTCGCAGAACGAGGCCTGATCGATCCCGTGCCGGCCGGGTTAGCCGGTATTTCAAAAGGAGAAGACCGATGACGGTCCGAGCAATGTTCTACGTCAAGGAAATCAACCACCGCACAACCGGCGATGCGTCGTCGGTAAACGTGGAGGTGAAGATGGGGGCCGCGTTTGGCACCTATCTGAAAGGCCTGCCGGAAGGCAATGGCGACTGGTCGAAGTATACGCCCTCGGGCGATCTCTCGATCACCATCACCAACCCATCGGCTAGCGAGCAGTTCGAGATCGGTGAGGTCTACGAACTGACTTTCGAGAAAGCCGCCAAGGCTTCCTGACGCATATCCCGAGCCCGGCCGGGTGAGCCGGGCACACCCCTCCAACAACGAAGGACACTCTCACATGCGCGTGCTGCCTTTTATGGCGGCGGCGATGCTCGCGCTCGCCGGCTGCCAGACGACTTCAATCGACACGGCCATTCAGAAGAACCTGCCGCAGGTGTGTTCGGCCGCAACCTCTGCTCACGCGGCCTTTGTCGTGGTGGCCGCTGGTGGCTCGATCTCCGACCGAACGATTCGCAAGGAGGCTGCGGCTTGGTCGGCGCTGCAACCGATCTGCGCCAACCCGTCCGGTCAGACGACTTCGACGATCCTCGTCGCCGCGGCGGCGGCTTACGCGACTATCACCGTCGCGCTGCGCGAGGCGGGCGGCTGAAAGCCGCTCTCCGCTCCCCTCCAAAACACCTGAAAGGAAGGAAAGACCTATGGGATCTATCTCCAAAGCTATCGCTGCCGGCGTTGGGGGCGGTGTTGCTGGTGCCGGTGGTGGCGCGGTGCTCCTGCCGGAAGGCTCGCCCTGGTACGCCTATGTTCTGATGGCACTCATCACCACGCTTGTTCCGGCCGTGGTGACATACCTCGCACCGAAGAACGCAAACTGATCGATTGGCGGGCCGTCTTCCGGGCCGGCCCGCTCCATCATTTTTACCCTGCACGAAGCAAAGGGCGCCGGGGCTGATGACTGAAGGAACAAAACTGCCAAGGCGGCTGCTCGACCTCGATCAGGAGACAATCGAATGGTTAGACAGGCTGACAACGGAAGAGCGATCCGCCCTGATCTGGGCGGGACATCTCCCCATCGAGAAACGAAAGCGTCTCGACCAGTTCCTGGCATTGCCGCAGGAGCATTTCGAGGCGGGCTTCAAGATCGTGGAAGTGTGGACGCGCGTTCGCTGGCTCGGCTGGATGTTCACGAAGATCGTGCTCACAACCGCGGCGGTTCTCTACGCCGCGCAGCAGATTTTGGCCGCTGCCGGCATCTCTCCTTTCGGAGGAAAACAGTGATGATCAAAAGGTCGTTTGCACGCCTCTGGCGGAAGACGGACATGCCCGCCATCATCGTCATGCTGCTCGGCGTCTGCGCCGGATATGGGTTATTCACGCTCGGCTCTGCCGCGATCGATCGGAAACCGCCTGTCGACTACATCGCAGCCTCGGCCGCCAATCCTTCGGCGCCGGTCGGCGGTACGATCGACATACATTTCGACGTCTACCGGTATCGCATCTGCCCGGTGATCAAGGTCAGTCGCACCCTGACGGACGCGACGGGGACCGAGCATGCGGTGTCGAATTATACGTTCGCATCAAACACGAGACCTGGCCGTGAGAGTTATGACCGGACCATCACCATTCCGGAGGCCGTTGCAATTGGCCGCGCTTTCTACCAGATCAGGATCAGTTACGCCTGTAACTTCATTCATAATCTTGGCTGGCCGATCATCGTGGCATCGCCACGGGTTTATTTTCGTATCACGACGAGCAGTTAGTTTGGGTTGAACCCCTGACGCGAATATCCTCACGCAAGCCCGCCGACAAAAGCGCTGGTGTCGCCCTTCGACGCGCGCGACAGGCTCACCTTGCCCCGGCAACCGCGCGCCTTGCATACTTCGCCGGCTTCGACCTCGTCGAGGTAGAGGAATTCGCGCTCCGGCGACGTGCAGATCATCGAGCGGGAGAGATAGGTGACGTGCTTGCACGTCTTGCAGCGCATTTCGAAGCGGTCGCTTTCGTCGAGGTCGCGGACCTGAATGTTGCGTTTCCAGTTCATCGGATCGGCCAT